CCGCGAAACGATTTAATGTTGTTGGGTCTGATATTACTTTACCCATAACAACAGCTAAATCTTTCCAGTCATTGATTGTAGTGATTGCCTTGCTATATTTTTCTTTAGCGTAGTCTTTAACACTATCTAAGAAAGCTTCTTGTAATAATTGCTCCTGTAAGATTCTATTTTCAATGACGTACATCATTTAATCAATCCTTTTGATTTCTTCAGCTAGTTGCTGATATTGAAGTAATGCTACTAAATGTTCATCTTTCACAGACGACTTGTTAGAAATCGGCTTAATCAACGTTATAACTTCGTTTAACTTAATTTCAGTTGTCTTATCGTCAACTTGTTTAATTAAATCACTTAATTCAGTTTTAACTTTATTAAGGTTCTCGTTGATATAAACTTTAAGATGTTCAGGATTAGAAATATTGTTAATGAACTCCTTAAGTACTGATTTTTGACGGTCACTTAATGTTGAATATTTACTATTAAATTTCTCAATTAACATTCTATATGCTAAGATACGTACATTTTTATCTTCTTTAGATAAAACTTGTGATACTTCTGATTCTGTATTTTCAACTAATGTTTTCTTAGTGATATGTTCCATTAAGGTAAGTTTATTAAGCACTAATTGTTTAGGCTCAACAAACTTGTTTTCCATAGCTGATTCAAATAATGTATAAGCAGCAGCTAACGCTTTATAGTTGTTAACTTTAGCTTTAAAGAAACTTTCAAGGTTATAATGTTTCTTAATCTCTTTAATTAAGCTATATTTTTCTTTAAGTAATGTTTCTTTGCTTAATTTTTTAGCTAGATCAGTAGTTGTGTTAATTAACGCTTCAGCCTTACCCTCACTTAAACGTGGGGCGGTTAGTATAGTATGATAAAGCTTATGTTCTTTAGCTATTTCGCTATTGTGGTAATATTTTTTTACAATTTTTACCGCTTTTGATTCAGCATTAGCTAACGTATCTGATGCTATTTGACGCACTAATAGCTCAAATAAAACACCTGTGTTACGAAATTTGTTATGTTTAATACGCATAGTCTAGTATAATGATACTACTTATAAATATGTAGTTTATTTAATTTCATCGCGAATATTGTTCTCATCTAACATACCATTTTCAAATAATGTTGTCTTACGATTAACTGGTAGTTTTTCAAACATTGCTTTGTTTTTTAAAAATGTTTCTAACGCTAGTGGTGAACCGCCTTTCCATTGAGTTTTAGCTAAGCTATCTTCTTCATCAGCACCAGCTGTATTGTAAGTTTTAACACCAATACGATCTTTACCAAATGCATTGTCTTGTCTATTAATATTAGACACTGAAGCTTTAGGACGGCCTACTAAATGTACTGGTTCATTTGGATTCTTTTCATTATATCCTGTTGGAACAGCACCATCACCTCTACCTTTACCATAAGCTGTAGCTAATTGAGATGGTGTACCATATACCTGGCCAGAATCAGCTGGGTCATTACCTTCTTCTTCAATTTGATTTAATCTAAACTTACGTTTCTTGTCTTCAATAATTAAATCACGGTATTCATCATATTGATCTTCACTGAAGTGGAATAAGTTATCATAGATCCAATCAGTTGGTAATAAACTATTTTCCATGATCTGAGAAGCTAAGTCAACTTTTTCTTTCATTAAGTTAACACGTTCTTGATCGTAAATGATTGATGGTGTTGTTAATGATAATTCAAAATTGGTTAATGATTCACCATCATATCCTTGAGTATATAAGTGTACTAATGCAATTTTAGTTAATTCTGATAGTAATATACGTTGAATACGTTCAACTGTACGAGCAAATCTAATATCTTCAGCAGCTAATGTCGCTTTACCAGTTAAATCTTTTTCATAGCCCATAAATGCTTTAGGTATCTTAAGAGCAGCGAATAATTTATCTCTTAAGTAAGCAACGTCTTCAATACCGTTATATTCTAAACCTTTCGCTGTGTCAATACGAGTTGATTGGTCATTACCTCTTACAGGGATGTAAAAGTCTTCCATCATGTTCATCATATTGTACTTAAGGTTATATTGTCCTGTTTGTGGATCAATATAAGGTACTTTTTTAAGTTTTTGTACTGTTTTCTGCATAAATGCTTCTACCTCATTTGGAGGAATAGCACCTACATTCATATAGAAAATACGTTTTTCAGGAGCGCGAACAATTCTATGAATCAACATCGCATCTTCCATTAAAACCATTTGTTTAAATATCTTACGGCCTGGTTCTAAGTAACTTCTACCATAAGGTAAATAGTTAACATCACTTATTAGTCTAAAGTGAGCCATTTCGTAGTTTTCAAAGTAAATATCTGATGTAGCAGTACCTAAAGCATATTGTGTTTGTGGTGTTGTGATACCAGATACACTTGTTGGGTCATATTTAAATCTTACATAAGTAGGATTTTTAGTATCTGTACCTTCCTCACGTATAATTGAATAAGCTGAGAATGGTATTACATTATATACACCAAATTTTTCAGCTATTTCTAATTTAAGATAAAAATCACCATACTTACACATGTTACGAGACCAACTCCATAAGTTGAATTCGATATTTAACACATCATAGAATAGGTTGTATAATATCTTTTGAATATTTTCATCCGCTGAACGAATATGGAGCATTTCTCCATGTTCATTTTTTAAAGTACACTCATCAGCTATAATATCAAGCGCTGATGCTACAATAGCGTCAGTATCCATTGCTTCATAATCTGTATAGAGTTGTACTCTTAGTGTTTGGTAGTTGTAAACGTTGTTTACATTATATATACCAGCACCAGATGTGGTATAAATTTTAGTAAATCGATCTACAAGCGCATTAGTCTGTAAAGTACCTAATGATTGTATACGATCTGTGTCAATTACTCTCAATTCATCACCGCCAACGTTACGAATAACGACGTCTGAAGAGAATAACCGTTTTAAATTGTCAAATAATCCCATAATATATTGATATGTTATAAATATTTATTTATATTAACCAGCTGATGTCTTCCATACCGCCTCTGCCATCATCCATTTTCCAAGGATTATCAGGGGTTGGATTATGCGGTGAGTAAAAGCTACTTGCTCCGGTATTATACGAAATTCTTCCTATACCTCCAAGCGAAGCACGAGTTAAATCCATACCTGTTTGAGAGAATTTTAAAGCAGTGTCACGTAGAAACATACCAATACCAAAGGCCATTATAAGATCATCATTATACCCATCATTAGCTTGAGCTTTACCATGTTTCCAAACAAATGTTCTTAATTCTTCTAATAGTCGACGAGATTGAATAACACAAGCTCTGTCACGCATATATGCTTCTAATTTTGAAACAACAAGTGGTCTTGTTTTAGTAGAGTTAGTGAAACCAGGTACTAAGTTATTATCATTTCTGTTTAAAAAATTATCCATTGTGATGTTAGCAGTATCTGATTTAGATGAGTAATATACATTTTGGTATCCTCTATCTAGTACTGTTTGTATTGTATCCCAACCAATATTAGCGTTTTCAATTACTAACAAAGCATTATTCCATTCAGTAGCTATTGATACTAATAAATGACCATAGTCACGAGTACCAATTTGTCCTTTATATTCTTCTACTTGTTTAGCTTCATTTATATCAATTACATGGCATGCGGAATAGTCTTTACCATCACCTCTAGCTACGTCAGCTATAACCATATATTGTTTTGTATAGTCAGGATATTCCCAACGCCATAAATTACCATCAAATCCACCTTTAGCTATAGGATCAGCTTGATATGTTTGAATATACCAGTTTAAAATATCAGGTTCAACTACTGTATCACCTGAAGTAGTAAAGTCACAATCACATTCTTGAGCGGCGTTTCTAACTCCTAAAATAGCATCTTGTTCATCTCTCCATTTTTGAGATCGTTCAGGGTGTACAGTCCAAGGTAATTTGATAGATACAAATCCATTTTTACCTTCTTCACCTCCAATAAATGTTCTATGGAACCAGTTACCTGTACCAAATGGAGTTGAAATAGCAATACATTGACCTCCTGTAGCCAAGGTTTGTTGAGCAGAAGCGAAAATCTCATCAATACCTTCAATAAACGCCGCCTCATCTAGTAACAGTAATGACACGGCTTCAGATCTACCTGCGTCGCCTGTCGCTCCAATTGCTTTAATTTGAGACCCGTTACTTAATTTTAGACTTAATTTATTGTTTTCTATAGCTTTTAGTTGTAACCAACTTGGTAAGTTATCATAAGCAAATTTTACTTTAGTAACCATGTTTTTAGCAGTTTCCTGCTTAGTAGCGATACAAAGTACGTTTTTATCTTTATTAAATAACATTAACCAAAGTGAATAAGCTGAAGATAGAGTAGATATACCTAACTGTCTTGACTTATTTACAATACTATATTTATTCTTTTTAAATTGATGTAATACACCTTCCTGAAATGGATATAGATTAAATTGAATTCTGCCGCGTTGTGGGTGTTGAATCCAATAATATTTTCTCATAAAATAAACAGGATCAGTTGCGCATTTAATATACTCCTGTTTAATTATCTCTTTAATATTCTGTTGATCACTCATGTAACTGTTTATATATAAATATATAAAGAAAACCCGACCTTACGGGGTCGGGTTCAGAGCTATAATACTGAGACTATAGCGGGGCTTATTTTGATTTTTGTCTTAAATATTCTATAACATTACTAATTACACCTCCATTAGGAGCACAATCAAAATTATTAAAAATTAATTCCATTCCTAAAGCTACTTTATTTGCTTCACTAGCAGGTATATTAATTATACTATTATAAAGAGACTCGTGACTATTAACTTTTAAAAGTTTTTTAAGTTTAATATCAGCTTTATTAGCAACATTAGCTAACTCTTGCATTCTTTCAATTTCGTTCATTTTAGTTTTATTTTATTTCACTAACATCAAATATACTAAACCGCCAGCGATTAAACCAGCACCTATTTTAGTAAACTTATTTTTTGCTTTTAGTTTTGTATTTTCTAACTGTAAAGTATTATATTGAAATTTCCAATCTTTAATTTGTGTTTGTTGATTAGCAACCATGTTCTTATAGGTATTTTCCTTAGAAACATACTTAGCAATAACACTATCTTTAACAGTTACTTTTTCTTCTAATGTATTAATAGATGAATCTTTAAGTACTATGATTTGTTTAGCACCATCTAATTCTACTAAATCCTTAGCTGCACTAACTAATACTGGTTGTGCTACTAGTAATGGGTTACTAATTGTATCTGCTGGGTAGCGATTATTAAATGAGGTTACTAATTCTGGGTCAGAATAAGCATCAATGCTATTTTTTTCTACTTCAATAATTTCTCTAATTTTAACTACTTTAGCTTTTTGATGATCCAGTTTGTATTGTAACTCAACAGCTACTATATCTAAAGAATCAATTTCAGCATCATCTTTAGCAATTTCTAATTGCATACTATCAACAGCATGTACTAAACTGTCTTGTTTTGTTTTAAATTCTTCTGTTAAACCAATATTTGATACTTTATCAAATGCTAGCCATAACAAAATTAAAATTAAAATAATAGGTAAAATGTATTTTTTCATAAGTTTAAATTTCTTCTTCTCCATCTAATTCAATTGGTTCATCATCAATTCCTAATTTCTTAAGTTCATCTTCTTCACTACTTTTTCTCTTAGATCCAATAGCTGGAATTGAGTCTTCACCTAATGCTTTTAGAATTTGTTTTAAAACACCTTTAGTATTAGTAACACCAAATTTATATTTGTCTAGATCATTTAATACTTTAACATAAGCATTATAATCTTCTTCTTTTAGTTCTTCTATTTTATCTACAAGCTGTTGAACTAAACTTGGTAAAGCTGCTTTAGCAGTTTCTTTAGATTTTAATTGAGCTGATTTAAAATCACTACTTGACATACCACCATCTTCAACTTCCTTAACTACACGACCTGTTTTCATAGTTGATGTAGCGTATTGTTTAATAATTTTAGAGATTAAATCATCATTATCAACAAACCACTCACCAGCTCTCATATTTGAACCTGTAACTTTAGGAGCTTTAATTTTAGTAAATTCTTTTTCAGATGGTTCATCATCTGTATCATCAGTAGCTGTAGGAGCTTTTTTAGTTTTAAGCTTACTTTTACCTATAAATAAATCTTCAGCATCATCAGCACCTCCAAAAAACGCGCCTTCTTCATCTTCAGGAGCAGCAGCTTGTTTAGGTGTTGTTGTAGTTAACAACTGATTTCTAATATCAGGAGTGAAAGACCAGTTAACACCTGGAGCAGCATTTTTTTCAATGTCACTCTTAAGTAATTCAACTTCCATTGGTTTAATACCTTGTTCTTTCGCTTGAGCTACAAAATAATTAACAACTTGTTGTTTTCTATCTAGCTTAAAACTTGAAGGATCTTTAATTCTATCACTAATGCCTGGAAAATCAGAATTTAGTTTGTATTTTTCTTTAGCAATACGAGCCATTTCCTTTACAGGAACTTTAATTTTAAGTTTTGACTCAGTTAAAAATTTTTTGTAGTCGAAATCTGCCATGATTTGTTTTTATTATAGTTATAAATATTTTAAAATATACTGTCTAATATAGTATTTATACGATCTCCAGTAGAACCACTTAAAACTATCATCTTTTTAGGTGGATGTAGTGTAAGTAAACGCAAAATTTCTTGATTTACATTAGCTCTATATTCAAGATCTGTCTCTCTAACACCATTGTCTTCCATATTAGTACCAACAGGATCAATATAAAATACAATATCATATTGGTCTTTCAATGTCATAGCTGTGTTGACTAATGACGATTTAAAACCGCTATCTATTGATTTAGCCAACATTGTAAATGCTGATACGTCCCATATTGTACGGTCTGTTATAATGTCTTTATGGAGTAGTTCACTAGCACGTTCAGCTAAGAATACTATTTGGCCATTAACTGTTGAATCAGTATTTAATGGAATACCTAAATCTTTTAAGTATTTGCTACGTTCTGTAGCTATTTTATATTTTTTGAACAAGTCTAGTTCAGCTAACGCTTTAACTAGCGTTGTTTTACCTACAGACATTGTTCCGCATAATCCTATTTTCATGTGTTCAGTTTGGTATAAATATTAAATTAGAGACGTGTATCGTATTTTGGATCTTTAGCTGGTGGTACACCATTTGAATCACGTTTGCGATCCATAAACTCATCTTTAGTATATTGAATACCAAATAGCCAATATTCTTTTTTTCCATCTGGATGTACAACAGCTGGTTCTTCCCAGTTATGTAATTTACCATCTAAATAGTGAACGATTCTACCATCAACTGATTTCAATCGTTTAACACCTGATATTTCTTTAGCCATATTATTTTATTTTATTAAATATAATTAATTAGTTGAGGTTAAGTCTACAAGATGACTGTGTTGAATTAACTTTTCAGCAACATAAATACCATGTGCACCTGACACTGTAATACCACGAGCACTTAAAGCATCACCTACAAAGTATACATTTGGATAAGTTGTTAATGACAAGTTATGGTAATTAACTAATGGCTCAGGGCTTAAATATTTTACTTCAGGAATATACATACCCCAATCATCACCAAATTCAAATACCTTATTCATATCATCAATAAAGTTTAAAACATAATCAGCATATTCACCCATTGCTCCTTTAAATCCATCTAAAAATTTAATTTGATGTGC